ATCATATCCTTTTGATATGGATACATATTAAAATCTACCAATCCTTTATCCAAAGAAACTACTTTGATATATTTTGAAACAAAGTAAACAGGATCTTTAGAACATCGTAAATATTCTTCTACCTGTTCTTTTGTAAACTGTAAGGATTGACCTTCAGGTTTAAGATTAGGATTTCCTAAATATCCAGGTCTTCTCATGATTAATTTTCTTCTTCAAGTACTTTGAGTGGACTTCTTTCGTGATTTATAAGGTTTTGTAGTTCTGTGGTAGATCCTACGTATATAGAATTGTTTGTTGTATTTTTAATAGTAACCTTTTTCGATTGAGCATCTGTAAGTTTCTCATGAATTTCTATTAAGTCTTTATTCATATCGCTCATAGTTTTAATCATGTTAGTTAATACTTCATAAGCTCTAGGAGAATCTGATTCTGTTGCAACTTTTAATATGCCGTCTACAGCTCCCATTCCACTTTTAATAAGTTCTTTTATATTAGATCTGGCAGATTCAAAATCGTATTGTAGTGGAGTATCTGCAGTGACATTCGTAACAGCAATTTCTTTTGATTCGAATTCTTCTTTTGATTTTTCTTCCACATCAAATGGAATATTCAATGCATTTGATATATTTTCATTAGATCTAATCATCCTGTTCCTCCACTATAGAAATTTTCAGAAGTAAATCCAATATATCTGTCTCCTGTAAATCCAAAATCTGTAATAAAATTAGAAAATTGATTTTTATACAGATTTATATCAATATTTTCTATATACGGTCTATTATCTGTCACTACAGGACTATAAATATAACTTTTCATAGTAAAGGACAAAGTAGAAACGATAGCACGCCTTGAATCAAATGCTCCTTCGTAATCTTCATTTACATCTACATCGTTTAAAACAATAGGAACATCTACTTTATTGTGCAATGGTGTCATATTAACAGTAACAGTAAAATCTGGAGCAAAATATGGAATTATTTGTTCTATGATTTGAAGATTATGTTCAATGCTTCTAGAAAAACAATATAATGCAACAGTAAAATTGTAAGGAGCTTCTGAATACGATCTGAGTGGATTTCCATTTACTATTTTTGTTTTTTCTTTTAATCTATTAATTCTTCTTGTAGCATCATATTGTAAGTTTACTATTTCAAATCCCATTCTAGGAAGATCTGCTTGAATATGTGTTTTGTCTGTGATTCCACTTTCTTCTATTATGAGTCGAATAAATTTTTCTTTAGGTCCGTAACTTATTGGAACTCTTCTTTTTTGTATCGTACCATTTCTTTCTGTTTTTGTGTAAATAGAATTAAATAACGATCCAAAGATAATCACATGTTTTCTGATAGATTCATTGAATTGATTGTCTAGTATTTGGGTAAACATTAATAATTACCTTCCGAAAATGGATCTATATCAGTGAAATCAAATATCTTGATTCCTTTGGTTTGAGTTAGATCATTATCTATCTGTGGGGTCGATGTAAATGGATCTTTGGATATTGTTGTATCGCTTATTGCGGTACTTCCTTTGAAATAATATTCTGCACCAGAATCTGTTCCTCTTATGGTTTGATTGGTTGCAAAAGAAAATCCGCCGCTTATTTCTATAAGATGAATTGCATTCTGAGTGGATCCTTGAATAAAATTCAACAGGGTTGCAGTTGTTGTGGCATTCTGTAAAGATCCTCCAGTTACTCCCAATACTTGATACACTTGTTCTCCGTCTAATAGTTTTGTTCCAGAGATAGGATTTACATTAATAAATGCATATGTAGTTTTTACGTTCCTTGTAAGTTCAACTTCGTCGACATCTGTTATTCCGGTATTGATGACTTCTCCACTGTAAGTAAACAGTTCTAATGTTAGAGCATATGTGGTTAATCCGCCTAATTGATAAAATGGAAATTCGTCTTCTACATAATTGATTTCAAATAAAGATTTAGAAAGAGGAAGATAAATTAAATCGCCTGTTCTAGGTTTTAATATTTCTGTTCTTTTAAGTTTGACTTCTTCTTCAAATCTTGTTTTAGAAATCAATATAGTTGCACGGTCAGTTATTTGAACTCCAAACTTCATTATAACGTCTCTGTTGCCTTCGAAACGATCCACATTTACTAGATACGCCTCTAACGGATACCCTTCAGTAAATTTTGATTCAGGGTCTTCGCCGAATAATTTGTCTATAACAAGATAATCTCTTGGAATATAAAGAATATCTCTACCGGTAGCTTTAATAGTTTCTATGGTTAGATTATCAATCAATTTTTGTTCTGTTATAGAATCGTATGATTTAAAATACGGATTAGTAGCCATTTTGTTATCCTATGAAAAAATCAGAAGGCATTTCGTGTGTTGATATGAGTTCTTGTTCGATATTTTGTATTTCTTGCATTGCCTCTTGCATTATTGCCCCTCCTCTCGTACTTATTCCACCAGGCAATTGAACTCCGTCGAATTTAGACATATTTGCTCCCCATTGACGTTTAATCAAGGCAGTAACATATTTTTTAAGTAATCGATCATCGTATATTTCGGTATAAGATTCTGGATTCAATGCAGCATATGCTTCTATAATCATAAAATCTCCTATACTAACATCTTCCATTGTGCCATCTATGTAAATTCTATTTTTGACTTTACTAAATCTTATAGCCTTTTCTGGAGAAAAAAATTGTTCAATTAAATTGATATATCTTTTAGTAGACGCGTATTGAGGAAGACCCAAAGAACTTTGAGACGCTAATCCCCTATTAATACCAAAATAATCTGTTAGTGCCATTTGATATCTGACATCGAACATATTAATATTAGCAAAATTGCTGTGACGAAAAAGGCGAACAACACTTACAATAGTAGAACCATCTGGTCCGTCTCCTGTTATTCCAGAAGGAGGAGCAAGTTGATCGGTATCAATATAGGCTTTTTTAATATTATCTTCAGTTAATGCATATTTGAAATAAACTTTTTCTACACCGTCAAAGTGTCTTTCTGCAAACAATTCTAATGCATCGTCTACTCGATCTTGGCATTGTTGATAATCTACATTTATTTCGATTACTGGATGCCCCAATGCACGAAGTGCATACTTAATAATACCGTCTTTAGAGTTAACATTGCCCATATATTCTCCTTATTTATTTATAAGAAAAATATATTAGATTAAATTATTTTGGTTGTTCTGGTGGTGCTGGAGTCGCTGGAGTCGCTGGAGTCGCTGGAGGTTCAGGTGTAGTAACAGAAACAGATTGAATTTCTTCAAATTTCATATTTTCAATGTAATATCTTCTAGTTATCGGAGAAACAGATTCTTCTGGGCTGGATTCTGTGTAATTATTGAATCCAGGCATTTGCAGAGGACAATTTAATTTAGGATAATCTAGTTTAGAGTATTCTGTTTCTGTTGCATTCAACCATGTCATTGGTTTATCTCCGCACCCACACCCACCACAGAAAAACTTACCTTCTGTTTTGCTTTTTCTTAAAAATTCGCAAGCAGGCAGTTCTCCACCAGAACTCTTGTTTCCAAAACAACTTAAAACTCGCAATTGTTTAAGTTCTACAGATACTTTATTGTTTTGAATTCCTCTAGACGCTAAAGCACTTACCAGACTTTTCGCCATTTTAAACATACCATCTGGATTTTCTATTTCTCTGGAACGAAATTCTGTTTCTGTTTGAATTTCTGGAACAGTTTCAGATAAATTTTTTGAAGAAACAGAGTTTGGAATAGGATTGGATAAATTGGGTTCTGTGTTCATTTTGAATACCTCATATAGACTATTTATATGTGATGTAGAAGTAGGATTCGGATTATCGGAAATATTTGAGATATTGTTTGGTGTGGTCTTGGGCATAGTCCGAATAGGCGGAATAGGCGGAATAGGCGGAATAGGCGGAATAGGCGGAATAAATCTTTGTTCTTTCCGCTTGCAATTTTCTCCAGTGCAAGGTTTATTTTTATTACAACCACACGACATAATTATTGGTCACAAGGATTGGGGCAATTACCACTACTACATGCCGTCGTTCCATGATATATTCCTCCCCATCGGAGACATAAATTTTTAGGAACTTGAGTACATAATCCTCGAATACAACAATTTCCTATTTCAAAAGAAGT